GGTCGGCATACTCCGCGTCAATGGCCTGCCAGTTCAGCGCGGCGAGCAATGCGGCGGCGTGCTGCTGGTCTTGCGCGGTCATCGCGGCGAGGTCGGCAACGGCCTTGTCGCGCGCTGCGTTGGCCGTTGCGAGTTCGGCGGCGGCTGTCGCGAGGGCTGCGTCACTCGCGGCTTTCGCTGTTGCGGCGTCCTCGGTTGCTTTGTCGGTCGCGGCCTTGAGTGCGTCCGCGCCTGCTTTGGTTGCGTCGGCGAGCTTCGCCTCCAAGTCCGCGATTACTCCGGCGTCGCTGGCGCGCACTGCGGCCTTTACGTCGGCAATGATAAGGGTGAGGTCCGCGGCTGTTTCGGTGCCGAGGATTTCGTTGATTTCTGCGAGTGTTTTAGGCATGATGTTTGTGGGTTGAGATTAGGCAGGGACAGCGCCAAAGACTCCGACGATGCACCAGCCTGCGGTCGTGTGATATTGGAGGATCACGGAGTCTCCGACGTTGGTAAACGTGATCGTGGTGAAGCCACTGCAAGTCGTCGGCGTGAGCACTCCACTGCCGCCGTCAACGACGTGGCTGATAGTCTTGAGTTGGCCTGCGGTGCCATTAGCGAGCGTGAGAGCCTGCGCAGCACCCGTGGACGTGAATGCTGTCGCCGCTGTCGTGACGTTCACCGCGCCCGCACCGGAAAGGGCTTGCGGCGTGGTGATGAGCGCGCCCGTGAAAGTTCCAGATGGAAATTGCAGCGAGCCGGTGCCGAGAGTCGTGATAGTGGAGACGCTACCGCCGCCGATTGAGAATGACAGGCTCCCGTTTGATGCGGTCGGACTACATCCCGAGATAGTGTAAGTGGTGGTGCCTAATGCTAAAGATGCACTCGTATACTGCGACTGCAAACGGAGCACGACGCCACTGCTGCCGTCGGTTACGAACTCTGCGGCGTAGTTCGTCGCCCCACCTGTCGCCGTGAATTTCCCACCCGAGTTGACGGACGTTGTGCCGGTGCGCGTGTTGGAGACCGTGAGGCCCGTGGTCGTGATGCCGCTTGTCGCGTTTGCGCCGCTCATCCCGATATTCAGCGCCGTGTGCCCCGCCGCCGCCGCCGTGCCGCTCACTTGCAGGTCAAGCAGTTTGCCGCTCGTAAGCGTCGAGCTTGCTGCGTAGATGCCGGTGCCGGTCGTGAGGCTGTTGCCCGCGACGGCGATGCCGCTGGTCGTGGTCGTGCCGGTCGTCGTGGGCAGCGTGAAGGTGTTCGTCGTGCCGGTGAACGTATTCGCCGCGCCGACATAGGCCGGGTCGCCGTCGCTCACTGCGGTGCTGAGTTGCGACATCGTGAAGCTGCCAAGCACGGTGGCGTTCCCGGTATTCGTGATTGCGCCCGAGAGGGCCGGGATCGTCGTGACGTTGCCCGCTGTGAGGCTCGCGGCGGTGCCGGTCAGTCCGGTGCCCGCGCCCGAGTAGCTCGCCGCCGTCACCGCGCTGCCGTTCAGTGTCACAGTGCCAGCGTTGATGGTGAGTTGCTGCGCCGACGCCGTTGCTGCGAACGTGCCGTAAAGAAGCGCCTTGGCCTTGTCGCCTGCGGTGTCGGTGCGGTCTTGGTTGTCGATGTAGAGCGAATCACTGCCGGTCTCGTATCGCCCCGCTGAGTAGCCGAGGCCGACATTGCGATTTCCTGCTGCGTTTGCGAGCGAAAGCACGCCGACTGCGGTGTTTGAGCCGCCAGTGGCAGACGCCATAGAGTTTGACCCGACTGCGGTGTTTGAGCCGCCAGTCACCATGTTCGTTAATGTTGACGCCCCAAGTCCTGTGTTGTTCGTGCCGTTGGTTACGTTTGCGAGAGACGAACTGCCGATGGCGGTGCTGTTTGAAGAACCGGAGATTGTCGATGAAAGCGCATTGAGCCCAATGCCGATATTGGTTACGGATGAAAGCAGACCGCGCGTGATATTGATCGCGTTGAACGTCGAACCAGTCACCGCACCGCTAAACGTCCCTGTCGTCCCAGCAACCGTGCTCGGCGTGGTCGCGCCTACGGTGCCGTTGAATGCGCCGCCTGTGAACGTCCCGCCCGTCACCGTCTTGCCGGTGAAGGTCAGCGCCGAGGGTAGCGAGAGCGTCGGCGTCGTCGTGCCGGTCACGGTGATTTCGTTCGCCGTGCCGGTGATGGATGTTACTCCGCCCGTCACCGCGCCCCACGATGCCGCCGTGCCGTTCGTGGTGAGGTATTTTCCAGAGTTGCCGGTCTGGGAGGGCAATTCATTCGGGACGTTGGTTAGCTGCGAGCCGTCCACTGCCGGGAGCCGTGCCGAGGCATCCAGCCGCACGAAGCCGAGCGCGGTGTTGATCGCGACTTGCAGCGCGGCTGCTACGCCATCGCCGAGGATGGACGGCGTTGGAACCGCTGTATCGGGGTCAATCACGCTGCGATGAATGACAATCGGCGCGGAGAAAATCGTGTTGGTGTATCCGCCTCGCGTGCGAACGACGCCGACTTGCAGGGAAAGCCGATTCGCCACCGTCGCAGCGAATAGCGCAACCATGCCCACGGTATTGATCGCCATCGTGCCCGTCGCTGGCGATGCGCTGGAAAGCTCGATGTAGCACACGGGCGCATTCACGCCGTCGCCGATGCCGATGTGCAGCACGTCGCCAGCAACAAACGAATCGGTAATGACTCCCGCCATGCGCGTGAAGGTCTGCACCGATACGGCCTGCCCCTCGTCGGCAACGGAAATATCCGGCACGCTGCCGATGCCGCCCGTTGTGCTCGCAAAAAGGCCAGCGAGCGGCTTTGTTTCGTTGATGAGAAGTATCAGCATTGCGGGTGTGTTTTAGGTTTTGCGGGTGCGGTTGTCAAGGTGTGGCAATCGGAATCACGAGACGTCAATCGTGGTTCCAGAAGCCGTCAGCGGGATCAGGTTCCTCCACTCAGGCGATGCGGTTGCCGAGGCGTTTACTGTGATCGTTTTGTATTGCCCCTGCAACTGCGTGCCGTCCAGCCGCAGCCCCACAAGCACGTCAACGGTGGTTTCGCAGACAACGGGCCTGTTGAATACTACATATTCCGGCCCGATATATGTAATCTGCCCGACGGAGTTCATTGTAGTTCCGCGACCGAAAATCTTGAGGTTGGTGCCATCCTGAATAAATCGCAACCATCCGCCATATCCTGCCACTTGAACAGAGTCGTAGCTTGGCGCGAGGTCAGTGACGCCGCCTGCCTGTTTTCCCTTGCCCGTCGCAAGCAAATCCCAGTAGTCCGTCTGTGCGGTCGTGCTGGCACTGTTCATCGCGTAGTTGTAACGAGCCGTTCCCGGCAAATCGTCAATCGGCCCCCATCGGCTTTGCGCGATGACTGGGATGTTTCCGGCTCCGAGCGTGACCGTGGCAAGCTGGTAGTGCCGCGTGGCCGTTTGCGGATCGTCTGCTGGCACCGTCGCCGCCGCTTCGATTGTGCGCGTCGTGATCGAACTCACGATGTCGCCATATATAGGCAACGTCCTGTTCCACGTCACCTTGGCGTAAATCTTATCCCCGTTCGCGACCGTCAGCGTTTTAATCGGGCTGTTATTTACTGAGAATCCCGTTGGCAGTTGTCCAAAAAGCGTACCGTTGTAAATCTTCACCGTGTTCGCGCCGAATGCGACAATCTGAAACTCGCGCTGCGATTGCACCTGCGACGACGCTGGCACTTTCATCCGCGTGAGGTCAATCACCCATCCGGTGTTGCTCACAAGAATCCTGCCGCTGCCCCACTCTGTTGACGGGAGCTTCACTTCGCCAGCGTGCCAAAGGTTCAAGTGCCCAACCACGTTGAACATCCATTTCTTGTCGAGCACTCCGCCCTCGAATGCGTTCTCAGGGTTGGCTAGTTTGACGGGTTCCATGATTAGGCGGAAAGCTCGGCAATCGTCGGCGTGTTCACGTAGAGCGTTTTGCGCTCGATGATACTGCCCTTGTAAATGCTGATTTCGGAATCCTTCGACACGAACGTGCCGGTGTTTGGCGGCACTTGGTTTGTCATTAGCAGGAAGCCGAATAGTGAAGTGATTTTCGGCGCGCGAAGCGGCTCCGGCCACACTGACAGAAAGTATTCGTAAAGGTAGTAGCCGGAGCACACTAGCGGCCACTCTGCGACTTCCGGCGCGGGCGGTGGATTCTCCCAGTCATAGCTAGCGGAAGTGCTGTAAAACTGGAACGAATGGACAACGGAAGTGCCTTCCTGCCGCGTGATTGGCAGACTCGCATACACGCGGCGGAATTTGAGCCAGCCTTTGCACGCGGTGTATTCCGGTTGATCTTCATGCACTAGGTATGCCACGCCAAGAGACGTGGTGACATATTGCATGTTCTCCACTGGCGACACGAAGCCCGGCGAATAGAAGCGCGCGTTTTGGAACGGCGTGAAGTTCGCAGCTAGCTGGTAACAGTCAATATGCCACTCGAAGCTCTGCGTGTCGCCCCTGTCTTGGAACGGGCGCACGTAGCGGCCCGGCCCGTCAAAGGTGACGGATGAGAGCGTGCCGACTAAGACTCTGTTTGGAGTGCTCATAGCGATGATTTGATTGCTTGAACCACGATGGTTTTTGCCTTGATTTCGTTCACCTGTTTGTCAGCGGCTTTGACTGCTGGCGCGGCGTGGCGTGCTGCAAACTCGGCGCGAGCGCGCGCTGCCGCTTTGCTCACATGGTTCCTGCCGTCCGCTGCAATCGCGTTGGGGTTCAGTTTTTCCGCTGCGTTAATGCGACGGATGGCGAGGTCTTGTTGCTCTTGCTCCCTTCGTTCCGCGCGCACCTGATTAGGAGTGCGGCGAAGTTGTTTGGCCTTTATTTCAAGCTCGGAAAGCGCCTGCTGTTTTTTTAGTTCCTCCGCAACGTCGAAACGCTTTTCGTGAACCGCCTGCGCGATTTTCATCTCGAATCCCAAGCGGTTTTTCGTCAAATCCGCCAGCGCCTTATTGCCAGCCAACTGAACATCAAGCTCCGTGGTCGCGTTCTTGGCCGCGCGCTGCGTCATTAGAATCTGATGCTCGATGTTGTTGTAAGCCATCGTTCGCTCATGCGACTGCGCGCGAAGTTGAAGCGTGGCGATGGAATTGACGCCGTTTTGCTTTTCGGAAAGCGCGATTTGATCGGCTAGCACATTCGTTTCTGCCAGCAAGATTCTAAGCTGACTCTCTAGGGAAACGTCCGTTTTTTGATGTTGAAGCAAAAGCTCTTTTTGGTTCGCGGCGACGTTAATGATGTTTTCCGATGATGCCTTTTTCTTCTCCTCAATTTTCCCTTTCGGCTCATGGAATCGGTTTTCCCACTTCTTCTGGCCTTCTTCGGAATACTCCCCGGTTCCGGCTATTTTGGCCGTGATTTCACCGGCAAGATTTGTCGCACTGGACATAAAGCCCTGCAATTTTCCTTTGATGAACCTTCCGGCTTCTTTGACTGATTGCGCGTTTTCCGCCGACACTGCGCTGATGCTCATCTTCTCGCGAATCGCACCGCCGCCGCCAGCGATTGACTGCTTTACGGCTCTGGCGTTGTCGCCGAAAACCTTGTTGAGTTGCGCGACGGATTGCGCCGCCTTTCCAGCGCGGTCTGCGATTTCCAGAAATGCTTGGTCTGCTTTTCCGTTGCTGATTGTTTGAATCGAAACGCCGATTTCCTGCAAGGCATCCGCCGCTTCCGCGCTTCCGCCCCTTGCCGCGTCAAGCGCCTGCGTGACGCTGTTAATCGCGGAAGTAAATTCTCCCTTTGAAAGCGTGCCCTCGGTGGCCCTTTGTAGCTGCTGAAATGATTCCGCGCTCACGTCCGCGTGCCGCGCCGCGTCGTTTATCTCCACCCCCATTTCTGCCGCCGCCTGCCCAAACTGCGCGACCTTGCGCACCGCCAGCGCGCCGCCGATGAGCTTTAGGGAACCGGCCAAGAATCCCGCCGACTTTGCAGCATTGGCGGTAGCGTGAGACGTTTTCTGCATCTCCTGATTAAGCTCGGCACCTTGCTTTTGCACGGCGATCATGCTGCTCGTCATCGTCGCAATGTCCTTCTTCCATTGCTCCAAACTGATCCCCGCCTGCGCTGTGAAATCGTTCTTGGCCATGTCAGTTCACCTTTCTCATGGGGATAATCCACGGCGCGTCTTGCTGGCAAGCTGCCGGAATCGCGAGGTTGATCTTTTGAATCGGTTCACTGCACAGCTTATAGCCTTCCGCGCACTTCGCGTCAACAAATGCGTCCATTTCTGTTTCAAAGTCCGACACGATGGAAAGCTCGAAGTGCTCAATCTCGGAAAGGAACTTGGAAATGAGCGGCGAGGAGCGGCGATTCTGCATCGTGCATCCCCGCGCATCGTCTGCCGCTTTGATCAACTGATAGAGAATGCGCAGCGGAGTGTCTAGGACGCGCTCTAGGTGCCACCCTGCGCCGGGATAGGCCGTGTTGAGCGAACAGTAGAGGCCAGCGGTGGAGCCGTAGAATGACACTCCTTCGCGCCCCGGCCCCGCGTCGAGAAAGGCGCGGTCGAGATACTCGTCAATTCCTTCGCGCGCTTCGTCCACGTCGAGGTCGAGGATCGCAGCGAGAAACGCCCGCCGCCGCTCATCGTCGCCAAACGCAAAATCCTTTGTGACATACCAAAGGAAATCAGGTATGGCCGCAATCGGGCATTCCCCGCCGCACACGAACGGGTTGCCCATTGCGCGCAGCCATTCGAGTCGGCGCGGTGTCAGCGGCTCCACCTGCACGCCCGCGATTAGCTCGGGCAAGCCAAGCATCGCAACGGCGCGATCTTTCCGCTCGCTGTCTAGCGCGTCCGCATGTTCATCGAGTGTGGCGTCCGACACATGCCTTAGCTGTTGGAGGTCGAGACGTTGCCAGCGCCGCCCGTAGCTTGCTCGGCTTCGATGGACGCCGTGCGGATTTTGGTCTCCGTGGTTTTCGCGACGATGGCTTTCAGCACGACAAACGTGACGGCGCTCGCCTCGTTTTCAACGGTGCGCGTGAAGGTCGCTCCAAGCGTCGGCGGAAGCGTGCTGCTGCTGGCAAGCTGCCACTCGGCTTTGTATTGGTAGAGACCTTTTTGATGCAACGCCTGATTCGGGTTGCCGTATTGGTCTTTATTGTGGTCGCTCGTAATCTCAGGAGTGATTTCCTCCGTGTTGACGTTGTAGGTGACGCTTTCGCTGGTGGTGACGGGCGCGACGCCGTAGCCGGGTGCGAGGACGAGAACGCGATTGGGTGATGGCATAATGGTGGGTTAGTTGAGGCTGGTTAGTGCTGCGGGATTTATGACTAGGATGAAAGTGATGGCGAGCGTCGTGTTGTCGAGGTTCTCCATGTCCTGCTCTGAGTTGTCGCTTTCAGCCGGTTTGACCTGAGTGACAAGACACGGAAGCGCCGCGCTGCTGACTGCAAGCTGATCGTTCTGGTATTGCAATAGATAGAACTCGTTCAGCCGTTGCGCGACTTTGCCGACTAGCGTGTTGTGCGCGCCGGTAGTTTCCTCGCTTGTCCTGTTCGTCGTCACGACAAACTCCGCACGGCATTCGTAGGCGGAATGGACGAAATACGGCTCAACTCCAATGGCTAGCTTCTGTTCTTGAAACTGCGCGCCCACCATAACGGAGCACGAAATGCGCGGGCTTTCGTTCGTGTCGCTTTGCCGGGAACCGTAGATGTTCGGGCAAACAGATTCGAGCGCGCCGATAAGCACGGCTTCGGCGTTTTCTTCAAGTTGGAGGATTTCGGAAAGTTCCATGCTAGCTCCTCGCGATTGCAGCGACGGCGCGCTTCATCTTGCGCGCACACGCACGGTTGAAAACGGGGAACTGTGCGGCCATTATGGGCGTCAAGATGCCTTGACCTGTGAAAGGCTTGTATTTGCGTTCCGGCTCGTCCAAGAACGGCACACTGATGCTCGCCGTGAGCTTGGTCTGCCCGCCGTGCCACTGGCCATACCCGCGCGGGATTTCCGGCTCATTGTGATTTCGAGTCTGCGCATTCAACACGTTTGCCGATGCAGTGACATTCACGCCGAGCGAATAGCCAACCTGCACCCACTGAAGCTGGAATAGGAAACGCGCGGGCGCGCGGTCCGCCAAGAATTGCGCCTTTGTAACGCCCTGACCGCCTCCCCTTGCCCTCCACTTGGCATATTGGCTGTTGGGCTTGCCGATTTGATTCTCGCGGATTGTGGCGAGGTCGCGCACGGGAGTCGCGGCCTTGGCTTTGTTGAGCGAAGGACGGAGGAAGTAATTGCTGATTTCCGGCTTGAATATGTTCGCTGGGATGGCCGCAAGCTCCTTTTGCTTGCGGCGAATCCCGCTCATGTCCATTTTGAAGCCGGAGTTTCTCATTGCTTAAGGTTGCAAATCAGCCGCACTATTGAATCGTCTTTGTCCGGCTGGAAGTTTGCGACTTGGAATGCCAGCGTCGTCCGCCCCTCGCCAAAGGTAGAGGCGTAGGGTGTGGCAAATTCGATTGTGTCCCTGAGTTTGATGCCCGCCGTTGCGCGGTCGCTTTCGAGTATCTGGAAGGAAAACGTCACCTTGGCGTCATATGTGTTAGGGTTGATCGTCTTGAACAAATCCAACGGCGGCGCAATGCACGCAATGGTTGCGCCGTTGAACGTGATGGAATCAGGGAAGATTGCCATCAACGCCGTGTTCAGCGCGGCCATTGAAGCGGCCCAACTCATGCGCTAGGGCTTCGCGACTGCGTCGCCGGTGATGCTCAGGCGCATCGTGGTTGCCGTGAGCGCCTGCCCAATCGGGACAAGCCATTCACCGCTCGCCACGTCTGCCGGAGTCTCGGTGATTGCCCCCGGCGTTGGCGAAAGGTAAATCACCGCCGCGACCGTCATCGTGCATCCCGGCGTGAGCGAACTATCGCCGCTCACGAAGAAAAACGGTTGCCCCGGCCCTGCGCCGCCGAGCGCCATGCCTGCGGGAACCTTGACGGCGGAAACGTTCGCGTCGGCGAGCTTGTAGGTGTTGGTAGCCGAGTCGAGTGATACCATGTTACCAGCAACAATGGTGACGCCAGCAGCGGCGATGCCGGTGCCAATGACGCCGTTGACGGAGCGGAGAACTGAAGCGGGAGTTTGTGAGAGTGCGGCCATTTTAGTAGGTAGGTAAAGGAAAGACGCCGCGCCGCAATGATACAGCGCGGCGTCTTAAGTGGATTGTGCGTGCGTTAGAAGCGGAGCGTGTAGGTGATGGACGTTGCCGTGAGCGTGTCCGTAGCGCCGCACGTCTGGGAAAACGCGATGTATCGGCGGGTGTTGGGAGGCAGGCGGAAGCGGCAGAGAACCGCGACGCTGCCAGTGCTAACAACGCCGAGAACCTTCACCTGAGTCATCGGGACAACCTCGGCAAAGCTGGAATTGTCCGCGCTGTCGTGGAGCGTGATCGTCGTGTTGTTCGCGGTGACGTGAAGCGGCATTGCTGGCACGCTGATTTCAACTTCCAGCTCCTCCGGCTTGAACCCGACATTGCCGAGGTCAAAGGAGTCGGAAACATTGGTTGCGGTTGCGGCGGGAAGCGCCTTAGACGTGGTAAAAACCGCGTCTTGAATATTACGTCCGAATTCGTTAGCCATGATGGTGTGTTAGTTAGTGGTTGAGGTTAGGCGATTGCTTCGGTGCTCAGGATGGAGTCCGTGCAGATAATCGGGATGCCGTCATAGCTGTCGGGAATCGGCGCGAGCAGTTCCTGATTCGGGCGGGTCGTGCCCTGTCCGAACAGAGTAACCGTGCGCGACGCCTGCAACTGCTGGCGGCTGCGGCGATTCATGAAGAAGTGCGTCGGCTTCACGCCAATCGGGAACTTCTGGATGAGCTGCGAAAGCAGCGAGTCGGTGAGCGTCTTTCCGTTCTGCGCGGTCAGATTCTTAATCTGGCCGACTGCATACTTGGAATAGAACGCCGCGCCCACCCATCCTTCGAGGCTGTTCTTCCACGCGGTCAGTTCCTTGGAACTGCGCGTGATGGTCTGCTTGCGCCATTCGCCGACTTCCAGCACGGTGTTCTTGCCGAAAATAAGCTCGAAGAACTTAGGCATCGCGCAGATAGCCCACACGGAGCTTCCGGTGTCAGCCGTGCTGCCTGTGGCGTCGAGCACAAGGTCGGAATCCACGACTTCCTTCGCGCCGGGAAAGCCCTTCGCGTCGCCGTTCGTGCCGCGTCCATACCAGACTTGCGGCCCGATGTCGAGCATGTAGCCGCGCGCCGCGCCGTCCGCTTCCATCGCGAGGGCGTGCTCAGGGCCGTTCTCGTCAGCGCTGGCGATAGCAGCGTCCATTTCGAGCTGGAGGTCATAGTAGAACGTCTCATGCGTCCGGTTGAGGTAGGTGCTCTTAACCGGCTCCGTGCCTTCGTTTGCGGAGCGGAAAGCGCCGGAAGGATAAGCGGTGCGGACGAGCGACTTGAACGAAGTTCCCGCGACTTGGCGGGCGGGAAGGATTGCGGCTTCCGGCGCGGCGTTCAGATTTTCCTCGATCAGTCCAACGGTCTGGTCGGAGCCGTTGACCTTCGCGAGATCGAGCATGGTGAGGTAGGAGTATGCCATAGGGTAGGGTGGTTAGTTTTTCTGTTTTTCGAGTTGTGCGGTGATTGCTGCTTTGACTTTCTGCATACCGAAAAGCGCGGTTTCGGCCTTGGATTTTTCAGCGGGAACTTTGACGCTTCCGAGTTCCGCGATGATTTGCGCCTTGGCTTCGATAAGCAAATCAGCCTTGGATTTCTCCTGCGCCTTAGTGAAGTCGGCAAGCTGCGCGGTGAGGCGAGCCTCAAACTTCTTTTCCAGCGCGGCCATAGCTGCGACGGCTCCGGCGTCATCGTTCGGGGTTTCCACGACTTCCGTGACTTCGGTTTCATCTTCGGGCTTGTCAGCCTTTTCGATGGATTTGAGCATCGCCTTGACTGCGGCGAGCGTGTGCGGGTCGGCCTGACAAGCTGCGCTCAATTTTGAGAGCAGGTCGTCAACATTGGGTGTGGTTGTTTCGTCCATAGGTGAGGTTGTTAAATCGGCTGCGAGAAGTGCAGTGACGCCAGCGCCTTTTTCCACAAGGTCAGCGGCTTGGAAATCCTGCGGAATGCAAAGCGGGTCATCGGGAAGAAACGAATAAACCGCCGAGAGCATGAAGTTCTCGGGGTCATTCTCCGCGTGCCAAAGCGCCGTCTCACGGGTTGCGCCGGGTGCTAGATGCAAATCAGCGCGGAGGTTTTTGGAATCGTCGCGGTAAAATCCCTTTAGCGCGCCAGCCTTCGTCACAAGCCCGTCCTGTTCCTTGGACGTGTGAGAGTGCGTCATGTGAACCGGGATGCTGCGATTGCCCGCGTGGTTCATCAAAGCCGCAAGGTGAGCATCGTCGAGCGTTACAGCCCTATGCGTTTTCGTGCCGTCCTCTTTACGCGCCGAAAACTGCGCGAGCTTTCCGAGTTCCATCACATACACGCCGCGAATGATGCCAGCGGCACGGTCATCCGCCGTGATTTCCGGTTTGCGAAAAGTTGCTTGAAAGGTTGCGAGCACGGCGCATGTCTAGCGCGGCCATGCTATGCCGTAAAGCAGCGACGCTTAACGCGTTATCTTTTCGCGGGAAGTGCCGAGAGAAACGCCACCGCGCGTTGCACTAGGCTTGCGCTTTGCCTGCGCCCGTTTTCCACGTAGGAGAGATGCACTGGATGAACGCCTAGCTCCCCGGCTAGCTCCTTTGCGCGCACGTCTCGCGATGCGCGGAGCCTTGCAATCTGTGTGTGCGGGATAGGCTTCATTTCGCTTTCTCTGCAACGTATTCCGTGCGCTTCCGTGCCGCTTCATGCTGCGGCGAATCTTGCCCATGTTCATCGGCGGCAATGTCCTCTCCGCGCAGCGCGTGCTGGATGGTTTTCGTGTGCATCTTCGTCTCCGCAATCTTCGCGCCGAGTTCGCTCACGGTCTTTTTCAAGTCGTCATTCGCCGTGCCGGTGCCCTCCTTTAGCTGTTCCACAAGCTGCGAGTGCAATTCCGAGACGCGCGCATTTGTGTCGGCGAGCTTCTTTGCTCCTTCCGCATTTTTCGCGCGCAAGGCTTCCAGCTTTTTCCGCATGTCGTGCGTTTTCTTTTCGCCCTTGGACATTTGCGAGACTGGCTTTTGCTTTCCGTCCGCGCCCGCGCCCATCTCTTCATCCTTCCCGCCTCCGCCTCCGCCCCCGCCACTTCCAAACTTGCCATCGTCTGCGCGGGGATGCTTCGATTCGTCAAACGCCAGTGCCGCCGTAGCGTTCGCAGGAACCTCGCCTTGCGGTTTGTTTGCCTCGGGCGCTGGTTCCGGCTGCTGCGTGGGGTTGGCCGTGTCCTGCGCGATGTTCAGGTCTGCCACGGTGGGCTTGTATCCGCGCCGCACAAGCTCGCGGTTCGCATCCTGCGTTGCCATTTCGATTGCAATGGCTTCCTGAGTGCCACGCGCGAGAACGTCCTCGAACGTGCCGTCGCCGTTCTTGGCGATGATAGCCGTGCGCGTCGTGAGGCCCGCGCGCATCGCTTCCACGTCGCTTTTGTCATCCCTAAAGGCATCTGCCGTTGGCAGCGAAGGCCAGTGCCAATGCCCGTTGAGCACGCCAGCGCGGGCGGGTAGCTTTTTGCGCGCGATGCCGTCCATCAGGAAAAGGTAGGCCATTTTCTCCAAGCGCGGAAGATACACGTCATTGCGAAGGCGCATGATTTCCCTTCCTGCGCGGCTCATATCAAATCGCGTAGGAGCGCCGCCGCCGTCGCGCGCGGAAATGAGAAACGCCTTTGGTAATCCCATCGAGAGGCATGTGCGTTCGTCGGAGTAGTCAAGCCCCTGAAGCATCGCGGGGCCGGGCGCTTCCGACTTCATAAACTGATATGAGTCGCCGTCGCTGAACTGGTATTTCACTACAGCGCCGTCAGCCATCTTTTCCGTGTAGGTGATGGTGCCGTCTGAGTTCGTGGTCGTCTCGTAGTCGAGCGGGTCTGGCGAGCCGCTGGCGTTGCTGGCAATGGCTGCAATCTTCGACTGAATCGCCATGCTGTCCATCCCGCTTTGCCAGATTTTATTTCGCTTCTGGATGGACTGAATTGCAGGCGCGAACTTGGTCACTCCACGATGCCCGTCGAATAGGTTGTCTTGGAAATAAATGACGTTGCACGCCGGGACGATTTGTGGGTTGAGGTATGTCTGATTGTATCCGCGCTCGTAAATCTTAAACGCTTCGTGCATCCCGTTTGGCGCGAGGAAAATTCCGGCGATGTAGCGCACGGATGGCGCGGGAGGTTGCACGAATGCCTCGGCACCGTAGCTGGCGGGATTCACAAAGCGGTAAAGCTCGCCAATTTGATCGGCGCACCGAACGATGAAGCGAAGCTGCGTTTCGTCGTCATACCGCTCCAGAATCGAATCGCCGCGCACTGGCATCTCAACATGGGCTGCGCACGAAAAAGCGGAAAGCGCGGACTGGTTAATGCCGCCGCGCTTCATCACTTCGCGCATGTATTGGTTCACTTCGCTGTCGAGCGCCGGGTCGCCGGTCTGCGCGAGGTAGCCAATCGGCTGGCAGTATTGTTTCAGTGAATAGCAAACAGAAACCCAGTCTGAGTTTTTCACCAAGTCCTCGGCCTGCCACATGAGCGTCACGCGCTGCTGCTGCGCGTATGCCGAGTTGGGGTTCGTGCCGATGCGGTTCGACATTTGCCGCGTCTTGTCAGGCATCGCTCCATCATAGCTAGACATCGAAGCGAGCGCGAGTCCGCTACGCTTTGACCGTTCAAGGGTTGCCGTGTGTTTCTGGTATCGGTTGCGCTTGCTCATTTGTATCCGGTCAAATCCATGTTCACTTTTTTCGTCGTCATAATACCCGCCCGAAAATCCATTTCCGCGTTGATCTCATGCAGCCTCAGCTTGGCATCCGTGATCGCCTTTGTGCCGCTCTTTGCGCCGCCTCCAACGGACTGCCAGCACTCCTCCAATTCCGCCTTGGCTTTCGCAAACGCAGCCGCCAAATCGGGCGTGGAATAATGGCGATAAAGGCGTTGCGGAGATGGCATGGTTTGCCGTGTATTTACACGGGCGGCGGCGGCGTGTCAATATCGGATTGTTTGCCGAGCGGGAAGAAGCCGCTACGAATCGCAATGACGAGCGCGAGAATTTCCAAATCCCAATAATGATCTTCGCGGATTTTCTTCCACACGATTTTTTTCACCGTAGCCGTTTTCTTGTCCGGTTCGATCAACGGCATAAAGCCCGGCATGTTTTTCACGTAGCACTCCGGCATGTCCTGCGCGATGCCGAAATAGCGGCCCGAAGTGCCCGTAATGAGCGCGTAGAGGTATCCGTAGAGTTCTGGATTGTGCGACGTAATGCAATACGCCCACCCATCCGGCAAACGCCCCGCCTTGACCTTGCGTGCGTTCTTTGGCAGCGCCTCGCCGACGACGCCGGATTGCGGCTCCGGCTGCGAATACGGCATGGGATGAGTGACGTTCATCGCGTCCGCGCCGATGCCCTGCTTGACCGCGTGGAACTGCTGGAGGTCGCTCCCCTTGAACGCATACCATCCGAATTGCCCGCACTCGCGAAACGTGCGGCGGGGTTCGTGCCCGCTGTCAATTATGACGTGCGAATTTCTGCCCGGCTTGCCTTCGCTCACGCCAAACTCAGCGGCCATTTCGTGCAACTGCGCCGCCGTGTCAATTCTCCGGTAGCACACGCGGCGCGAGTTGCCCTGCCGATCCCACTCGGTCACAAGCGCGTGCCGGTGCGCGGGTTCGCCTGCCTTGCCCGCCTGCGGGTCGCAGGATAGGACACGCAATGTCTCACCCCCCGGCTGCCACACGTCGCCGAGCCGGTAGTCACGATTGCCTTTGGCGTCGCAGAGCGTGGGCATAGTCGGCGTCCAGATTCCGCAAATCTGCTTCTTCACGAAATTCTCCATCACGTCCAAGTTGCCGAGTAAGGCATACTCGATGGCCTCAACGTATTTTTGCAGCGTGGATTTCCATTCAAGCTCCGGCACTGAAAACACGTTCCAGCGATAGGAGTCCGTGCCCGGCTGCGGGTTCGGGTTCATCGGCACGTAGTCATCACCACACAGCGATTCACGATCCTGTGTCGTATCGTGAAATATGGTGTCGCAGTGCGGGCAACGCGCGCGGATGGATTCGACAATCGGCTTCTTGTCCGGTGTCTCATCCCAAAGGAAAACGTCCTTCCCGTAAACCTCCACCGCGTGCTTTTGCGTCGGAGTCACTTCCCTCCACAACGGCCAGATGAGCTTCGCGCACTTGGGGCATTTCCAGTGGTATTCGTTCTGCGGCCCGGCGAGGAAAAACTGTGCAATCTCGCGCCCGTCGTCCGGTGCCGTGGTGCCATAGACCGCCTTGCCAAGCCAGCCCGCGCTTTGAATGCGATCTTCGATTTCTTTCAGCGCGCCATCTTCAAACGAATCCGGCAAATGCGCCTCGTCAATCCACACGGTTTGGAGTTGGTCGGTCTGCCGTTGCGCTTTTGACGGGCCGGAAATGTGGAACGTGCAATTCCGAAAATACCACTTCGATTTTGTCACTCGCCCGCGTTCCGTAATGCTCATTTTGAGCAGCCGTCTGCACTCTGGAATCGGGAGGATGAAAGGCTGCCCGCGATCTTGGCTCCATGTGTCGCCCTTGTCGTCATTCTGCGCGAAGAATTTGCAGTCGCCACCTACACGCGCGATGTGGTGCGCGATGCAAATTTGCAGCGCGACGGTTTTCATGCAGCCCGCCGCCGCGAGCATGACGAGCCGTTTCGTGCGGATGTCGTCATTGGCAGCGAGCGGGGCGCGGAGCCGCTTGTAGTGCTCGATATTGAAGCGCCCGGTGTAGAGGGACAGCTTCTCAAAAACGATGCTATCAGCGGCGAATTGTAGCGTGCTCATGCGCCAATAAACTTCGGCAACACACCGTCCTCCAGCGCGGAGCTAATCGCGTTATTGACCTCCGCACTGAATGCGCCATCCGTAGCAGCAACAAAATCCTCCGGCGAGTTCGCTTTTGCTGCGGCCTGCGCCATCGTGATCCGGCACTTTTGGTGCGCGATTTGCACGCAGTCGAGAATGTGCTTTATCCATTCGCGGCATTCTTCGATGCTTGCCTTTTCTCCCTCCTTGCGCTCGATGGCAACTCCCCGGTCATAATTCAAAAGCGCCTTGGCCGTCTTGTTGAAGTTGTCGCGCGCGTTCAGTAGGTCGCACTCAGCGCGGGCAATCGCGCCTTTGTTTTCCTGCGTCTCGGCGGCGTTTGGCGAGAGCGAGCGGAGCGCGTCAAGCCTCGCTTCCGCGTCGTCCTCCTGCGCGGCGAACTTGGCAGCGGACATTTGCAGCCGTTTGAGCACGGCAGGCGCGGCGAGTTCTTGCACGGCATCCGGCGCGGCTTCGGGTTTCTTTTTAGCGGCCATTTAAATCTTTCATTTTCAACGCCACAACTGCGATTTCATCGGCGCGAATCGGTCGCGCGTCTGGAATTTTCACGTTGGCAATCGCCCATGCGATTCCCTCGGCTTCGCCCCCAATTATCGTGCGCCCCTGCTGCATTGGAAAAATAGTAACCATCCCGCCATCGCGGTCAACGTAAAGGCCAACGTGTTTAGTGCTGTTCGGTTCCGTCATAATTCGAGTAGGTGTTTCAGTAATTTCGGCCCGCTGGTCGTGCCCTTGCGCGCGAGCCAAGCGGCGTGCAATTCCGGCGAGAGGCGCATACACAGCGCCACGGGGCGCGGCTTGCGCTTGCGGCCACTGCCGGGACGTTTGCCGCCGCGTGTCATTTGCAAATCAGCGCAATGTGCGCGGCGCGGGATGCGTCGAGATACGCGCCGATTTTCATGGAAAGCGCCCGGTCGTGAATATCGGCGGCACCGCGCAGCACTGAGAGCACGTCGCGGGCGGTGTAGAGGTCGCCGTTTGCCTCGCGGCGGGTCATGGCGTCAATCAGGGCGGCGATGATAAGGGAGTCGGATGTCATGGCTGGAAGTGGTGAGGGATTAGGCGGCGAGGGCGTTGATTGCAGAGGCTAGCCCGCGCGCAAGTTTTGGCGTCGGCGACAAATGCGATGGCGTTCCGAACCGTGCGCGGACTTCGTTTCTGGTTTTGGAAACTTCAATCGCCCAGATGCCGATTGCGCTTTTCCCAATTCCGAATTTGGCGGCGGATGAATTGAAATACCAGCGAATTGCGCTGATGGCCTTTTCTGATTTCAGTTTTTGGATTACTTGCGTGAGTTTCATTTTGTCGGGTTTGTCGGGTTTGTCGCTCGGCGTGGTGCCTTGCGTTGGAGCCAAGCTAGGCCCGCACTTGAAAGCGCGCAAGCATTTTTTCAAAGTATTTTCGACCGTGCGTAAAGTGCTGAGTTGTGGGGCAGCTACGCAGCGCGATGAAAAGCCGCTTGCACGATTTCATGCTGACAATAATCCGCCACGGCTGACGGTGGCTGACGACGGCTTGCCACGCTTACGCTCGGCGCACCGTAGTCGAAAAAAGCCGCTACGGTGGAATTCCCCTTGCCAGCGCGCCGTGCCGGTGCAATACTCCCCGCGTCGCCAATCACGGCGACGCGCCGATTCAGACCGGCTCAAAAGCCTTTTTCATCGCCCCTTCCGTGCCGCTCTCATTCGAGGCGGGTCTGACGCGGAAGGGGCAACTTTTCATCATGTCACAAACGATAT